TTAGGCACACAGAGGCTAATTTTGATTACTTTAAAAAAGATGGAATTGAGTATAAAATAGATAGGTATGATAAAGACCATATTATACATAGGGTGGAATGAAGTCAATTTTAAGGATATTTAAGTATGCTCGTAGAAGAATAATAGCTTTAGCAATAGAGAATCGTAGGTTAAAAGCAAGGTTAGAAATCTATCAAGCAATAATTGAATCAGATGTAGAAACGAAACAATGAAACAAAGTAAAAAGTCTAAATATAGACACATAACCATTAACAAAAAAAAATATTATTTTTATTCTATAAAATGGCTTGATATTTTAGGCGATAGTGGGCATTGTACTGCACAAGAATTTAATAACATGAAACCAGCAGAAATGAATACAACTGGCTATGTATATAGCAAAGATAAAAAGTACTTGAAAACTTTTGCAAGTTATGATGAAAACGAAGAACAGTTTAGCGATAGAAATGTATTTCCTATCGGAGTTGTAAAAGAAATGAAAAGGATACTTATATGAAAGTTGAAGAAATTGATATTGATTTAATTAAACCATACAAAAACAATCCAAGAGAGATACCAATGGAATCAGTACAAAAGGTTATGAACTCTATTAGAGAGTTTGGCAATAATCAACCTATTGTAGTAGATAACGAAAATGTAATAGTTGTAGGACATACTCGTTGGAAAGCATTAAAACAACTAGGCAAGGCTAAAGCATTTGTAGTAAAAAGGGATTTTCCAAAGGGTCAAGCTATGGCTTATCGTATTATGGATAATCGTAGTGGCGAAGAGTCAAAATGGTCTAATAAATTATTAGCATCAGAGTTAAATATATTAAAAGATGAAAACTTTGATTTGCAACTAACAGGATTTAATTTAACAGAGTTAGAAAACTTGGCAAATGATAAAGAACTTGGCTTTGTACAAAACTCAAAAGAGTTAAAAGAAAATTTTAATGTTGATTTTCCTGATGGTATGGAAGTTACACATGTGAAAATGGTGCAATTATTTTTAAATACTGAAACTGAAAAAGATTTTAAACTTTGGTGTCAAGAATTGCAGACACAATTAGGTACTGACAATTTAACAGATACCGTATATACAGTAATTAAAAATGCGTACAATAATAGCAAAAGCTAAATATACAGATCAAGAAATAAAAAAACTTGAGGGCTATTTTATACAAGATAATCATTATGATCAAATCATAGACTATGATTGTGATGGCTATAAAGAAGATGGTAGTCCTTTATTTTTTTTTAGAAAAAATGTTATTCCAGCAAGTATATGCGAACAGGCATACAAAAACTTAAGAACTGCTACTGCAAAAGGTGGCAACAGAGGTAGTGCTGGTGGTGTACCACCTGATAGAAAAAACACTAACACAATGAACTTAAAATATGATGACAAAGGCGAACTTGTACCAGAAAAAACAACAGGAAAGACTAGAGGATTTAAAATTAAAAAAGATGGAACTATATCTAGGTTTCATAGTGCATTTCAACAAGTAGATAGTGGTATTGCTGGATACTTTGATAGACAAGTTAGGTTTCCATATTGCAGACAAACAATGTTTAATATGAACAAGTTTGATAAATTTAAAAAAGGCTATCCATATATTAAATATGTTAATGATATTTTTAAAGATGTATGTCCTGATAGATACAAAGCACAAGAAGATATGATTAACAAAACAAGTCCTGACTTTTACATAAAAGGTACAGTTTTTACTACAATCACAATTAATAAAAACTTTAGAACTGCTATACATACAGATAAGGGCGACTTAAAAGAGGGATTTGGTAATCTTGGAGTATTACAAGCTGGTAATTACGAGGGTGGCTATACAATTATTCCTAAATATAAAATAGGATTTGATGTAAGAAGTGGCGATGTATGTTTTTTTGATGTACACGAGTTTCATGGCAATACAGAAATTAAAGCCAAAGGTAAATACGAAAGAGTTAGCATTGTATGTTATTACAGAAAAAATATGGTTAATTGTAAATCAGCACAAGAAGAACTAGAAATTGCTAAAAGATTACAAGACAGAAAAGGATTAAACAAATAATGTGTGCAGTTGTAGGTGCATACTCAAAGGATAAAGTTAATTTAGAATCATTCCAAAGAGTAATAGTACAATCTATGATACGAGGAAAACATGCATCAGGTATTGCTTGGAATGACAATGGTAAACTAGCATATCGTGTGATAAGTGAATCTGCTAATTTTTTAGAGTTTAAAGGTATAGAAACTAATATGATTATTGGTCATGCTAGGTATAGCACATCTGATCTTAATTATAATCAACCCATAACATCAGATACCATAGCTATTGTACACAACGGAGTAATATCACAAGAAAACCCTGATACTTGGAAAGCTATATATGGATATGATTTTAAAACAAGAAATGATAGCGAAATAATACTAAAAAGTTATGAAAACAAAAAACACCCATTACATTTAACAGGGTCTATGAGTACAATAATATTAGATTTAACAAATAAACCTACTATGCTTTTTTTTAGAAACGAACAAAGACCTTTATACTACTCTACTGATAGTGGTATTGTTGTAGCTAGTACAAAAAACATTTTAGAAAGGTCAGAATTTGAACACATTTTAAAAACTGATAGTTGTGTTGAGTATAAAATAGATGGTAAATTTAGTACAAAATTGATAAGGCAAAGTAAAACAGATTTGCAGTGATTAGATTTTTAAAAGAAACAGATATACAAAAAGCAATATTTAATTCTCCTAATGGTGTTAATACAAAGTTTTTACAACAAAGTCATAGTTTATGGTATAGATTTAATAACTATCAATCTAATGCACCATTTGGACTTTACAAAGATGATCAACTTGTAAGTGTTATTTTTGCAACCACAAGTGAAAAAACAAAATATATTAATCTTTACGAAATAGTAACAATACAAGGACAAGAAAAAAAAGGATATGCGACAGAAATATGGTCAAGGTTTGTTGAATTTTGGTATGATGCGGGTATGCATAGAATAAAGCTATCTTGCACACCAAGTTCAGTTACTTGGCATATGAGAAATGGTCTTGTGTTTTGGGCAGTTGATAAACAAGGTAGTTTAAGATCAGATCAACCATTAAAAAGGAGTATTAATGAACAAGTAGATTTTAGAGAATACGCAGTAAATAATCCTAGTGTAGCTTTACCTGATAAAAAGGTAAGAATGAAATTGCGAGAGGAAGATATAGAAACACTACAATTATCTCAAAAAAAAATACTAGAAACATATCAAGCAATTAAAAAAGTAGGCGAGTACTGGTTTAGACCACATCTATATGGATTATCGAAAAACACAAAATAGAACTAAAGCATTTTTAAGATGGTATGCTTGGTCTTTACAATACAAAGATTGTGATCCACCTATATGGCTACTCAACTATTTATTTAATAGATATGAACATAACCTAGAACAAAAGCTATGGATTGCTTGGATTTATGGCACAACTTATCATTTACCTACTGCATGGATTATATGGAATGAGTTTCCAGACTTTGAGTTAGTAGGACTAGATAGATTAAAGAAATGGAATAATGAAAACTATAAAAGATTAAGGTATCAAACAGATACTAAATATAACAAAGGCTATTTACCACAACAGTTTGAAAGCTATAAAAAATGGATAGGCAATAAGCCACAAATAGATAAGTTTGCAGAATTAAAAACATTTGATAAGGTATGGAACAGTGTTATTAAAAATTTATATAAATTTGGTAGATATTCTACTTGGTTTTATTTACAAACATTGCATGAATGTGTAGGTCTTGATCTGAAACCTGATACATTAAAACTTGACGATTATGGTGGTAGTAAATCACACAGAAATGGATTGTGTTATGCACTAGGGCTTGATGATTGGATTGATAAAAAACTTGATAAAACCCAGATTGAACATTTAGAAACAAAAGCAAGACAAATACAGAACACAATAAGAACTAAATACAAACTAAATAGCAACGCATATACTATGGAAACTGCACTATGTTCTTTTAAAAAAATATTTAGAAAAAAACAAGGTAGATATTTAGGCTATTATCTAGATAGACAGGCACAAGAAATATCACAAGTACAAGATGATGGTTGGTATGGTATTGAATGGGGTGTATTTTGGCAAGCAAGAACAGAAACTTTGCACCCTACACTTTACTCAAATATACAAATCAAGCCACATTTATATAGTCAGTTTTTAGATACAGGGAGTTTTAATAGACAATTATGAAATGCGTAGCTATTGGTGGAGTTCCAGCCACAGGAAAAACTACACTTGTTAAAATGATATATGACAAGATGCCTAAAATTAACTTTGAGTATGGATTAGTAAAAGGACACTATGATAAAGAAAATAACATAGCATTGCTAGGACTCTACAACCAAAATAATACATTTCTTGGTACTGATAGACTATCTATGGGTGTAAATAAACAATTCTTACAATATATTTCAATGGTACAAAGAAACATTATATTTGAGGGCGATAGACTATTTAGCTTAAATAACCTAATAAAACTTAATGAATTGTATGATTTAAGAATAATAATGCTAGTTAATTCCCCTGAAACACTCCTGAAAAGACACAAGGATAGAAACGATACACAAACAGACAAATTCTTAAAAGGTAGAGAAACAAAGATTAAAAACATACAAGAACACTTTGGAGGCATCATAGGTAGGATAGAAACATACACATTAACAAACTTGAAAGAAAGTGAAACATTGAGTAATAATATATATGATTGGTTAAGAACACAAAAAGGACATAATGGCTAGACCTATAAAAAAAGTTGACACACAAGCAGTACAAAAATTAGCACAAATGCATTGTACTTATGAGGAAATTGCAGAGTTCTGTAATGTATCTACAAAGACTTTACAACGGAGTTATGTCCACCTAATAAAAAAGGGTCGTGAGATGGGCAAAATTAGTTTGAGAAGAGCGCAGTTTGAGAAAGCGTTAGGTGGCAATGTAGCTATGCAGATATGGTTAGGTAAACAACATCTTGATCAAAGAGATAAAATTGAGAATACAAATTACAATGAACCATTACCATTAATCATAGAGGGCGATGCCAAAGAAAAAAGGTAATCTGTATGGCAAGGTTATTCCACACGAGCCTGTCTTTCACAAGACAAGTATAGGTCGTAATCCTAGTCTTACAAAAATGAACAAAAGTAAAAGACGTATGTTCAAAAAATACAGAGGTCAGGGAAAATGAACAAACGATCTAGCTTTTATCCTAATGGCGAATTTATACCATATCAACTGCCACAAGACTTTAGATTGTCAGAGGGTAGAGGTAGTTGTGGTAATTGTGGTCTATACTCAAACAAACATGGATTCTGTGGTGTGTACAGAACTAGAGGTGTTAAAGATACCTATGTTTGCAACAAATGGCGACAGAGACATTTTAAAAGATAATGGAATTATTAATCCAAGCTGATGGTGTATTCACACTAGTCGAAGTTACTAAAGATATGCTTGAACATATTAAAATTGTATCAGATGTAGATTGTTTTAGCCTTTGTGATATTATCAGAATAGAATTTACAGATTATTTAAACTCACACAACAAACACTTTATGAAAGATGGCAGTGGCTATTTTTATGGGTGTATTTGTAGATAATATATGGTATTTAATTAAGCATGGCTAAATACAGAGGCAGAACAGTAAAACTTAACAAGATCATGCGAGGCGATGTTAAGAAGTTTAAGGTATTTGTAAGAAACAAAAGAACAGGAAATATTAAAAAGGTTAATTTTGGTAGCAAGACGATGTCAATCAAAAAACATATACCAGCAAGAAAGAGATCGTTTATGGCTCGTATGGGTGGAGTACTTAAAAAAGTTCGTGGACAAAAATCTTTGAGTCCTGCTTACTGGGCAATTAGGAGTTGGCGATAAATGGCATTAAAAATTTCAGAAGAGGCAAAAGTATCAATGCCTATGAAAACGGTAGCATCATTAATAGTTATCGTTGCTCTTGGCACAATGGGTTATTTTCAAATGGTAGAAAGGCTAAACATTACAGACACTAGACTTCAGTTAATGGAAAAGGATTTAGAAGAAAATACAGAATTTAGAATTAAGTGGCCACGAGGACAGTTAGGCTCATTACCAGCAGACTCTGAACAGTTTATGATGATAGAGGATTTGTACAAAACAACAGACAAATTAAACAAACATATTGAAGAAATGGCATTAAACAAAGTCAACATAGAATTTTTAAGAAAACAAATGGACAAAGTATTAGAAGATATTGAAAAATTAAAAGATGCTAATCGAGAAATTAAATATACAAATGGTAATTCACAATGATTGAATCAGTTATAGCATTATTAATGTTTGTAAATGGAGAAATTAAAGAGCATAGAATACAAGATAATATGGCTATGTGTTTAAGAGGTAAGCGTGAAGCTGAAAGAACTTATTCAGAATCAGTAACTTATAAATGCTATCGTGGTAAAGCTGAAACAGAAATTTATATGGGAGAAAAGTCAATTAAAGCTTTAATATTAGAATGAATAAAGTAGATGTTATAAAAGTATTAGCAGAAGATAAAACATTTGAGAATGAAACAAAGCATAAAGGCGATAACGATTTAGATGTTAAAATTAAAATACTTAACAAAGAAGTAGATACACTAAAGGCAATAATTAATTTAAAAGAAATAGAGTTGACTTCAAAAGATGATATTATTAAAGAAGTAAAAGATGATAATAAAAAACTTGCAAAGCAAGTTGAAGATTTAAAAAAGGACGCAAAGGATATGTTGTTATATCCGTAATTATGAGTATTAAATATGTTATATTGGATAGTAGAAAAGATAGGCAAATTTGCAAGATCAATTTTTCATTGGTCTTGGAGAGTCCAAATGCATCGAAAAATGAAAAGGAAGAGATAGATGAAATGGATTTTACTATACCAAGTATGCTCATTGGTTAATAATTTTTGTTATCCACCACTAACAGATAGAGAACTTGTTAGCTATTCACAATGTGTAAGCAAAGGTGCAGAAAAAACAATAGAACTTGTAGCTAGAGCACCTAAAGAATTTGACGAACAGAAATATATAGTTAAATATTGGTGTCTAAGTGAAAATAGTATTAACAAAACCCCAACATAAAGTTTCTTCAAGCAATAAAAGGTTTAGAGTATTAGTATCAGGTCGTAGATTTGGTAAAACCTATTTATGCATTACAGAAATGATGAAGTTTGCTACACAAGTAGGTAAAACAATATGGTATGTAGCACCTACATTTAAAATGGCTAGAGAAATTGTATGGCTTAAATTAAAACAAATGTTGTCAGATTTTAATTGGATTGAGTCTATAAATGAAACAAACTTATCTATAAGAATAAAAAAAACAGGAAGTATAATATCATTAAAAGGTTGTGAGAACTACGATTCATTGCGTGGAGTTGGTTTAGATTTTTTAATACTTGATGAGTTTGCAGATATAGATGAAAAGGCTTGGACTGAAGTTTTGAGGGCATCTGTTGCAGATACACAAGGCGATGTTTTAATGTGTGGGTCGCCTAAAGGCTTTGGTAATTGGTCTTACAGAATGTATGAAAAAGGCAAGAGAGATAAGGAGTGGGACAGTTTTCAATTTACTACTTTAGAGGGTGGCATAGTACCTAAAGAAGAAATAGAACAAGCCAAACAAGACATTGACATTAGAACATTTAGACAAGAGTTTGAGGGTACATTTGAAAACTATGCTGGTGCTGTTTACTATAATTTTCATGCTGTTGACAATGTACAAGAAAAAAAGATTGATTGGACTAAGCCACTACACATAGGTCTTGATTTTAACGTAGATCCTATGAGTGCCTGTGTTGCACAAATTGATAGAGATAAAATACATTTTGTAGATGAGATAGTTATTTATTCAAGTAATACTGACGAAATGGTACAAGAAATTAGAGACAGATATGGAACTAAAACTAGAATTTTTGTTTATCCTGACCCAGCTTGTCGTCAAAGAAAAACTTCTGCTGGTGGTAGAACTGATTTAACAATTTTACAAAATGCTGGGTTTAGTGTTAAATGTAAATTAAAACATAGTCCAATACGAGATAGAGTTAATGCAGTTAATTCTAGATTAAAGTCAGCAGATGGTAAGAGGTATATTTTTATCTCGCCATCTTGCAAAATTATGATAAAAGGTTTACAAAGACAAATATACAAGGAAAATACAAATATTCCTGATAAGGAAGAAGGCTATGATCATATGAATGACGCAATAGGATATTTAACAGAAATTGTAAAACCTTTAACAACAACACCTCGTGATTTTAGACCTCAAAGATGGAACATAAAGCAGAGATAATATGGCATATTCTAGAGATCAAGCATTAGAACTACATAAAGATTATCAAGAAACAGTTAACAATTGGCAATACTACGTACGTAGCTACAATGGTGGATATGATTACACACTTGGTCAATATCTTAACAGATATAATTTAGAACTTGATAATGAATTTAATCAAAGACTAGCCAACACTCCTTGTGATAACCATTGTAAAAATATTATACAAATTTATTCATCATTTTTATTTAGAGTAAAAGCGAGTAGAGATTTTGGTAATATGCAAGATGAACCTAGTTTAGAATCGTTTTTAAAAGATGCTGATCTAGAGGGTAATAGTTTTACAACAGTTATGAAACAAGCACAGAACTATGCATCAATTTATGGACATTGTTTTTTAATTTTAGATAAACCACCAGTTCAAACAAATACAAAAGCAGAAGAACTTGATCAAGATATTAGACCTTATGTATCAATGGTTACACCAGAAAATGTACTAGATTGGAATTTTGAAAGACAAATAAATGGAAAGTACGAACTTAACTACTTAAAAATAAGAGAAGAAGTAGATAAATCTGGTGGCTCATACATGAGATTATGGTTTCCTGATAGGGTAGATACTATTTATGTAGAGGACATAGGAACAGAGCCAACATTAATAGATACTGCCACGAATCAGATTGGCAAAATACCAGCAGTTATTTTATACAATGCAAAGTCACATAAACGAGGCATTGGTCAATCTGACCTAGTAGATATAGCAGATTTACAAAAAGCAATATACAATGAATATTCAGAAATCGAACAATTAATAAGATTAACTAATCACCCATCATTAGTAAAAACAAATGGTGTTAATGCAAGTGCTGGTGCTGGAGCAGTTATTGAAATGCCTGATGAATTGGAGCCAAATTTAAAACCATATTTACTACAACCATCAGGACAGAATTTAACTTCGATAATGGATTCAATTACAAAAAAAGTAGAATCTATTAATAGAATTGCACATACAGGAGCAGTAAGAACAACAAGGCAACAAGTATCATCAGGTATCGCATTACAAACAGAATTTGAATTATTAAATGCAAGGTTATCAGAAAAAGCAGATAATTTACAATTAGCAGAAGAACAATTATTTAAACTTTATGCAGAGTTTCAAAATACACAATTTGATGGCGAAATTAATTATCCTGACTCATTTAACATTAGAGATTTTGCAAGTGATCTTGTTTATTTCCAACAAGCAAAAGCTATGAATATAGGTTCATCTACATTTACAAAAGAAGTTGACAAAGAAATTGCTAGAGCAGTTGTTGATGATGATGAAAAATTATCACAAATATTTGATGAAATAGAATCAAATGCAGAAACAGGACAATTTACTCAAGATGAGCCTGCACAAGAAGATGAAGAAGTTGAAGAAGAAGAAGTTTAATGAATGGCAGACAAAGTACAAGATTTTGCAGAGTACAGAATTAGGCAAATAGAAATTGCTGAGGCAAAATATTATG